GCAGGACCACAGACAAGCTGTTGACCAAAGATCCAGATGAAATCGCAACCATGCTGTTGGGCGCAAGTGCTACACGCAGAGACATTACCAGCGTAGAAGCCATTGTGCGTAAACTGGCCAACAATCCAGAAGGACAGGCTGCATTGCAAGATGCAAGAGAAACACTAGGACGCGAAGGTATCAACATATGATTCAACAATTAGACGAAAGCGTTGGCTTCCCTAATAGAGAGTTTGGCGACGTTTATCATAACCCTAGCAAGCCAGAAGACACAATGATCTTCCAGGATTTCAAAGCCTATCCTGAGGGATTGACTGCATGGCCAGATGCCTCTCGCAGAGACAAAGAATGGAAAAAGCTGTGGCATTGGATGACACAGCAAGGTCAAGTAAAAGAACTCAACACGCCCAATGCCAGCATGCTAGGTGTGATGGTTGTGCACATGTTGGATCCAAAAACAAAACAGCACTGGTTCTTTGCCAAGTGGGTTAAAGATATTTCCATCGTCAAGGGCAAGTTTACTGGCATTCCTGCTGGTGCCATTGATGATGCACATCCTGGGTTGGTCTACAAAAAAGGTGCAAGTGAAAGCCTTAAGCTCAAACCAACAGATCTACTAGACATGGCAGGTCCTTATTCTGCTAAAGACATTAAGCGACAGATTGGCAACTGGGATCTTAGAGCCAAAGGTCCAGCAGATTTAATCACACAACTCATGGAAGCTATCATACATGTGGCTGATCGTAAACCTTGGCCATGTACCATTGAAGATGGTGCACAGTATCTAGCATTCCATACCAAGTATACAAACGAATGGCTTGCGCCACTGGCACTTTCTGGAGGCATGATTCCTGGTCCAGATCGACTGATGCTTGAAAAGAACTTGCTGGCTGGTAAAAGCATGATCAATGCTGACGTTTATTATTCCATGAAAATCAGCGAAACACTCAGTGACTCTAGCATTGACAAAGACGGATTCAAAATCTACATTTCAAGCAAACAACAAGGCGGCGGCGCCGCTGCCAGCTTGCAAGGACTATATGATGTGCTAAAGACCAAGAAAGCTGAATTTGGTTCTGGCTTTTTCAAGAATCCTAAGGTAGCAAAGTTTGTCAAGATCATTGGCCTTATTGTTGAGAATGGTTCTCTTGAAGGCATGTTACTTTCTGCTGTAGCTGTTGGTACTATATCTGAACAAGACATGAAGCTGTTAATAGCAGGACAACATACCAAAGTCAGTGCTAAAACTAAGAAACTGATGCTGAGTTTCAATGCACGTCAAGATAATCCCAACTACGATCCCTACTACCATCAGATTGCTGCCATTGCCACTGCAATGTGTGCCAAGCTAAACGAAGAAGACTATACTGATGTTTTCAAAGCCATCATCAACAAAGCGTCGCTGGTACAGGTTTACATGAAGACAAAGATACGTAACAAAAAGGATCTTGACATATTGGGCATGGATGTTGTATGGCCTCCTGTGTTTTCTGGCAAGGTTATCTTTACTGCACAGAAAACATTCACCGGCAGCGAAGTCCGCGGCCGCCTTGGATTTAAGATAGGATAACTGCATGAAAATACATGAAATCATCTTAGAAGGAGGTTGGGATTCTACTGTTACACAAAGCACAAAGATCACACCGGAAGTAGTCAAACGTGCGTTAAGTGTGGTACAGCGTTTTACCAATGACTTCAACCTCTATCTAAAGAAGGTAGGCATGCCTGCTGTGCAGATGGGGCATCCAACCGGCTCTAGTGCACATCACGAAATTGACAGCCGCGAAGATCCTGGCAAGATATATGGTGATATTGACCTGCAGATGATTGCGCCTGTTGCAGGTGAAGCAAAAACCCACAGCCAATATCAAGCCACCTGGAACAAGGCATCAGATGATTTCATTGCTGCCACCAAGCCCAGTTATGTACACTATGAAGGCAAGCCGGCAAATGGCCATATTATCTTTGCCATTGGTGCTGATTCATTTGTGCAAGTGGACATGCTGTGGGCTCAGCCCGAAAATGCAGACTGGGCCAGGTATCGCACAACACCCGAGCGCGGCATCAAAGGAACCATTTACGGAAATCTCTACAGCAGCCTGGGTGAGATCATGGACATGAGTGTACAGCATGCTGGCGTGCAAATGAAGATACTGGACGACCAACCTGTCAACTTCCAGCGTGGACGCAAGTTTGATCGTATTGCCACATTGAGCAAGGACATTTCCAACTTTGGTATGGATGTGCTTACCAACCTGTACAGGATGATACATCCTGACCTTGCTCCAGGAGACATGGTGATTGATCCCGAACTACGTGCACATCCTGGGCTAAACAAAGAAAAGCCAGCAGTGGCTGATCTTGTGGGACTTATCAAAGGCCTAGCCAAGAGTTTTGAAGCCAATGACATGTACGGTCGGTTCAATCTAAAGAACTTTACCGATGCACAGGATTTCATCAACAAGTTCCTACAGCACTACGAAGGTAAGGCTGCTGAAGCCATGGCCGCTACCAAATTTGACAAAGCCGAAACTCCAGACGCCAAGGCACGTGCGCAGGATGCCAAAGACAAACTGGCACAAGGTGTTCAGCTGATACGTAAACTATTCCAACAATAAGAAAGAGAATGTCAATGAAAAAAATATTGCTTGTGTTAATGCTTGGTATGTCTACTGCGGCATTATCTGCCGAACAAAAGCCCCCATTGCCACCACAAGCATGTGCTGTTCATGTGCCATATGGTATTCCTCAAATTGCCAGGCCCAACAATGTGCAAATTTGTCGTACCGGCTACTTTTTGCAACACGATGCCGCATTGAAAATTCCAGTCTGGGTGTCCTGGTCGCTGACACCCGAACGTGTAAACGGCTGTGTGGAACGTAGCAATGCATTTCAACCGGATCAAAGCATTCCTCGTGGCAGTCGCGCAGAAATGGCGGATTATGCAGGATCCGGCTATGATATTGGACATGTGGCTCCCAATGGGGATCAAGGCTGGGATCCACAAGTAGAACGTGAAAGTTTTTATCTCAGCAACATGATGCCACAACTGCCTGGACTAAATCGCGGAATATGGAAGTTGCTGGAAACAAGCACACGTGGTTGGGCCGCACAGCGTGGCAATACACTAATTGTGCATGCTGGGCCCATATACGATGAGCGCACCAACAAGCGCATTGGGCCAAACAAAGTTATCATTGCTGACGCATTTTACAAGATTGTAATTGACAGCAAAACTGGCGAAACCCTGGCATTCATGTTTCCGCACCAGGGCGGACTGGGCAATGATTTAAGCAAATTCCAGGTCACAGTAAATGACATTGAACAGTTGACTGGTATACGTTTTGCAGTGCCTCGTAACATGCCAAAAGACCGTGTATTACCCTTATGGCCTGTTAATTTCAAAGCCATCACTGAGAGTAAACGTGCTGCCTGCAAAAGATAATTGCAATTAAAATCAAACTAAATAAACAATCATGCGCATAACAGATATCATTAACGAAGATGGGGAAGCTACCAGCACACTGAGCAATAGTGTGGCTGCTGTGGCTTTTCCGTTGTTTGGCGATCAAAAAATGATACGTAGAGCAGTTGATCCCAAAGGTTATCTAAACAAAAAGAAAAAGCCCCGGGTTACAGAAGCAGAGATGCATGCAGACAATGTGATCTATCGTTTAGATCCTGAAAATCCAATGGATGACAGCGAAATACTGGTGATTGGTGGTGCAGGTCGTTACAGCCTTAAAGGTCTACGTGCCAAAGCTCGCAAAGAAGCCGCACAACTAGCACAAGATCTGCAGAGCGACCACGGACAAAGTTTCCGTGGCGGCGCATACAATATCAATCAACTGGCCAACACACTGAAAACTATCGTGGCAGCGTATGACCAGTTGAACAAGATTCGTAGCAAGGGCGGTACCAAAGCCCGCGGAATAAGAAACGAAGACAAAGCCCTGATTGACGAGTGTATGAACATCGCAGAGCAGTGGACAACAAAATTCAAATCCAAGGTGACACAATGAAAATTAACCAACTAGGCCGAGTAGTCGAAGCCAAGATGAAATGCAACAAAACACCAGCCGGCGAGGCTTGCCCTGTACACGGGCTTAAAGAATGCGCAGGGTACAGCATGACAGAGGCCACTGAAGAAGTGACTTGTTCGCAATGCGGTAAGGGTTTTAGTTCTAAGGGACTAAAGGCTCCATACCAAACTGGCTTCTCGCATTGCAAAGATCATAAGGGCATGAAGATTGTGTCTGAAGATCGAACAGAAGTCAAAGACAAAGAAGGCAAAGTTGTCAGTTGGAAAGATGAAGGCGAATGGAAAAAGTCCACTGCTAAAAAAGATCCACGCGGTAAAGTTACCAACATGAGCGACCGGGCTCGTAAAGAAACTGAAAAATTATCCAAAAATGAAAGTCTTAAAGAGGCTCACATTCTCAGCATGCATGTGGAAGATGATCATGAAGTAAAGATGGCACAAGGCGATCTATACCAGATGGCCAAGAAGACAATCGCATTGCACAAGATGTTGGACAATGTTGATCAACTTGAAGGTTGGGTACAAGGCAAAGTCACTCTGGCAGCAGACTATATTGCCACAGTTTACGACTACATGGATCATCAACTGGCAATGGCTGGTAATATTGATGGAATTGGCGAACAGATGGCCGAAGCAATCATGCCAACCGGTTCAACTGTGAGTGCAAAAAAGTTACCACCACAAACGGCTCAGATTGTCAAGAAAGTTGCACAAGGATTGAATCCATCACAAAATGCAGTGATGACTGACCCTGAAGGAAATGTGTCAGTTGTGGCTAAGAAAGATGTGGCCAAAAAGAATGCCCAAGGCAACATGCAAGTAACCGAAGACGATGGCCCAGCCGGTCAATACAAAAGCCTAAACGATGCATATCCAGCTGGTTCAACAGAAGTATGGTACTGGAAAGAAGACTTTGCTCGCGATGCAATGATGGGTGCCAATTGGCTGGCCAAGAAAGGTCTCATGCCCAAGCCAGAAAACATCAGCGACAACTACGTGTTGATTGGTAAAATTGCAGAAACCAATCCTGAAAAAGTTTACATGATGATGCAGGGCGAAATGTGGAGTCCTCGCGGACAAGCTCGTAGCATGATCCGTTCAAGTGGTACCGGCCATACGTCCATGAGCATGGGCGACATTGTGAAGATTGGCGGCAAGTTTATGATGGTTGACCGTTTTGGATTCCAGGACATTACACAACAACCACAGGAAGAAAGTGTCAATGTGCGTCTTAAGGCCAAGCCCATGGACGAAAGCGTGATGAGCGAAATTGATCTAGAGCTGTCGGCGATTGCTAAGACTCAAGATATGGATGCATTGTATGATTTGCTAACTGCCAACACACCTACCGGCAAGTATGTACAAAACATGGCAGACGATATTGCAATCGATAATCGATTCCTTGACGACGATCATGAAAAGCTACTAGACAATTTGATGGATCAAATTGTTGATGACTTTGGCATAGACGAATCGCTCAAAGAAGATCTACAAGCAGACAGTGGCGAATACTATCAAGATTCAGCAGATTTCTTTGGTCTGTTTGATGCAGATCACTTTGACAAAGAAGAAACAAGTGACGACGGAATGGATGTACGCGGTTATATCGATGGTAAACTTGTGATGGCATGGAGATTCAATGGCCCGGATATGACAGATGGTTACGGCGCATATGATGATTCAGAACTAGACGAATCAACATTTGCCGATGCTGGTGCCACACTTGGCAGCACACTGGGTGCCGCAGGCGGCTTTGCTCTTTCTAAAAAGAAGAGCGGCTATGTAGCAGGTGCCGCAGTTGGTTCAGCTATAGGCGCAACTGCTGGCAAGTGGTTGGACAAGAAGCTGGGCAACAAGCCTAAATCACCTGAAGAGATGAAAGAAGCCGACGAGCCAGAAGCAGACGGTAATGAAAATGGCGTCTATCAGATGCGCAAGGTAATCAACCTGCGTGGTCAGTATGATGTGCCATTTGCTGATGGCAAGAAGGTACGTGTGCCTGTAAACATGGCGCATGCAGTATTGCAGAAGTTTGCCAGTTTAAGAATGCCAAACGATAAGTTAGCATTTACTCGTGCAGTGACCAAGAGCTTTGATTCTCTCAAAGCCGCTATCGGTGTAAGAGAAGATGTTGATGCACGTGCCCGGAAGATATTTGGTGAAGACTGGGGCACAAGCGATACCTCGGCTGCTATCAATATGATGAAAGAATATATCCGTTCAACTCACGGTGGAAGATATAATCCAGAGACGATTGAAGATGCCGCACGTGATGCTGGCGAATTCTATTACGATCAAATGGGATACGACACACCCGAAGATGCCGCTGATAGTTTGGTCAGCCACTTTGTACGTCGTTGGATGAGCGGTAGCTTGAAAGCTGATTAAGGATCACTAAGATGCGTGTGCATGACTTTTTTGAAAATAAGATCAAGGGTGCTGATGGCAAAGCCTGTTGGGACGGTTATCGTTACAACGGTACCAAAGATGGCAAAGACTCCTGTGTAAAGGTTACTAAGGAACAAGTCGTTGACGAAGCTCGTGCAGATGTCAACTTTGATGCAGAAGATCTCAAACGTCTCGAACGTATCAGTGATCTAGAAACACTAAAGACACAGGCATTTGGCCTGATCAGCAAGCCAAGTGCCAAGCCAATGAAGCCAGAAAAAGTAGCTTGGTTCAAACAAGCACTTGCTGGCAAGTCAAACAAGATTGCTGTGATCAAGATGATGTACGATCTCATGCTGAGTGGCGAAGGCAACTCAGTCATTGGCAGCAAGAACAGCATGAATCCCAACAGCTATCGCAAGGTATTCAATTCTGCTACCAGCGAAGGTATGACAGAAAATGCTGAAGAGCTTGGCATAGGTGATGATGTTATCATCTCCGGCAATGTAGAGTTCAATGGCAAGACTGGCGTGATTGATTCATTTGGTCAAGACAAGCGTTTTGTTGTTGTTAATCTTTATAACCACGGCAAGCACAGCTTCCATAGCAGTGACGTAAGTGTCAATGATTATGCCGACAGCGATGAAGAACAAGCTCGTATGTCCGAAGCATATCAAAACGACGAAGCCAACCTTTGGTACATCTACGATACTAAAGATGGCCGTCTCAAACAAAAGATGATTGATAACCTTGACGAGCCCAAGGCTCAAGGCATGGGCTACAGAGACAGCATAGACTCAGCACTTCGTGTGGCCAATATCATCCGTAGCAAGTTTGATGCCAAGAAGTTTGTACAGAAGCAAGGCAACCAGTGGGTACCTGTTTATCCTTTTGGTAAACCAGATGTAGCGGAAGGCGAATCTGGTATGTTTTCAAAGGTAATGGGACACGAAACAACTCCAGAAGCTGCAAGGCAAATTCAACAACAAGGATTTAAGAAGTCACACACTGGGATATTCTTCAATGTCGGAAATCAAAATTATTCAGGTGGCGGCTACGGTGGTACTGTAGTAATGGCAAAAGTGTCAGGACCAATTGATGACATTTTGAATCTAGAAGATGATAACGATTTACCGGACAATTTAGATGAGTTTGCTGATGGTGAGGAAATTGCCAATTACGCCCGCGAAGAAGGATACTGGGCGTGGACTGATGGAGTGCAATTTGCTGTCCTTGACCCAAGGCATATCCAAGTTGTTAAGCAAGGTGTGGCGGAAGCAGAACTTGACCCTCGCTTGCAAAGATACATGGATAATAATCCAGACGAAGTGTCTGACTCAGTTGACGCTTTAAGAAACAGAGCAAATGCTGAAGGCGGTAGATTCAAGTGGGCCATTGGTAAACTACCAGACGGCCGCTTTTTACTAGGCCTACAAGGCAACATTAAAATGCTTGGCCTACCTGTTGTTGATCAGGGCGTAAGTGAGGCATATAGCAGTCCTCCTCCATTCAAGGATATGATCGCATCCGTCTATCAACCCAAAGTTGGAGATAAAATCCGCACACGCAAAGGTGGACAGATTCCTGGTACTGTAGAAAAAGTTGCAGATCTTAAAGGAATTGAATACTGCTGGTTCCGTCATCCTGAAGGCAAGCTATACAAGACTCCTTGCAGTAATGTAATGAGAGGCTAACATGTTGCAGGTATCGTCCAATGTACTTCGGGAAGATGCCACCGTTAGATGGGAAGTAAACGATTCCTGCTTCACTGAAGACAACATCAAGTACTACGACAAAGACGGCTTTGAACTTTGCAGACTTGAAAAATCATATTACCGTATACACGGATATCCTTTCTATCAGCATTTGAATCACGACAGCGTATGGCAAGAGTCGTGGTTTATTAGAGAACCAAATACTCACGGACTAATAATTGATCACAGCATGATATTACATCGCTGTGACTTTACTGCCAGTGCCTGGGCACAGATAGAGCGACATCGCCCGGCTCTTCCTAGACTAGACTTCATGCTACGTGCTCGTCGCAAGTGGGGACTTGATATGGCATTAGACTGGGCAGATGCGGAAGGTGCATTTGAAATCATACATATAGAAATAGACTCGTATGACTACAATGAAACATGTGATGACAAACAGCGTATAGAAGAGTTTATACTGAAGACCGATTGGGAAGCTGCCGCTAAGAGTATCAGGGCCAAGCGAGACCAATGGGAATCACTGATTGGGTTTGCGCAGAATGATTGGAAAGCAAGATACTTTGGTTTTCCGCAAGCCGAAAGGACACAAAAAAGTGGCTGATATGATATTAAGACGAGCATTGCGCATTGTTGAAGCAATACAAAAAAGTTGCCCGATAGAAACCGCTGACCTAGATGCAAACCTACGCAACAGGCAAAAGGCCATAGATGAATACAACTACGGGCCAGCCAATCCCAATGAAGCAGGATCGTTCTGGAAAGGTATTGCAGACATCTGGGACATATCGGAGGCACAAGCAAAAACCATGCGTTGTGGAAATTGCGCGGCGTTCGATGTCAGCGACAAGATGCGAGCTTGTATTGAAAGAGGCATGATGGGAGAAGACAAAGCAGTTGATGCTATGTCTACCATCGAGAAAGCTGACCTTGGTTACTGCAACATTTTGCATTTCAAATGTGCAGGCGACAGAACATGCAAAGCATGGTTGGTAGGTGGTGCAATTGACAACAAGGATCGTACCAAATGAGACTGCATGAACTGACCGAAGTTACCTTGATTCCCGGCGTAAAGAAAAAAGGCCGAGGCAACAGCTATCAGTTACCAAATGCTGGTAGACCTATTCCTGACAGTCGTAAAGAAACTGAGATGGGAAAGTTTATTTCCAAGATGGCTGGCGGGTACGAAATATGGTTAGATCACTTTAGCGGCTTTCCTGCTTACAATCTATATGATCCAGAAACCAAACGCGGTATTCTCAGTGTGTTTGGTACAAGATTCAAAAATAATCCTGGCAGTTTGAAGATCATGGGAACCTATGCCAACAGCAACAATCCTGTTAGAGCCAGTGAATTTTATCATACACTCATAACAAAGTTGGGGCTTACATTGGTCAGTGACAAATTACAAAGCCCAGGCGGCCAGGCTGTGTGGAAGCAACTTGAAAAAAATCATCGAGACGTTAACATATTTGGCTGGGACATGAAAGCAAATAAACCAATAAATGTTTCCACAAGAGATGAAGAAGATACACACGTGTCGCGTGATGAAAAGAACATCAGCAGAGATATGCAATACACTGCAAACAACGTAAGAATGGTAGCAACAGCAAAATGATAAGAACTATTGCTGTTGACGGCAATCCTGAAAGAATTATTGATACAGATATACCTGGTTGGATGTATGCAAGAGACTTGCTCTTGCTTGCCAGTACATCTCAAATGATGCCAGACAATTCGTTATTTGTTGAGGCAGGTAGTTTTTTAGGAAGAAGTTCTTTTGCCATTGGTGCAAATATAAACCCAACTGCCACACTACATTGCATTGATCCATGGACTACTAACACAGACAATTACAGCATATCAGATAGAATTTCTGCACTAGAAGCAGGTGCAATGGAGTATGGTGAAGTTAACCGAGTATCTGACCAAATGCGTTCTAATTTTTACAAGGCTGCTGAATTAGCAGTGAGCGGTTCGTGGCTTCCTGCGTTCAAGTACTTTACCAGTGAATGTGATATTGTCTGTCATTCAGTACCGTTGGAAGAATACGAGCCTAGACCAAGATTGACCAGCGTGGTATTTTTAGACGCTCAACGTGCTACCGACAATGACGTAACTCCTGGCGGTGATCCGCACAAAGCATATACCAATCTTAACAATCAACTGAGCAGGTTTATCAACAACAGGGACATCTTGATTATAGGAAATGATTTTAGTCCTAACTGGTCTTCTAATATATTGGCAGTTGGCCAGAACAAAGAAAAATCTAGAAGAGCATTATTTTGTCCAGCAGACAGTGCATTATGGTTTTTATGGCCAACAGTTGGATACTGGGCCTCGAAGCTAGGAGATTTCTCTGACCGTGCTGAACGAGATCGTTCAGCATACTGGAAAGGACTGATATGAAAAAACTAATAACCATTGCGATACTAGCAACAACGCTGGCTGGATGCGCTGGCATCATGGATCTGTTGCCAAGCAATTGGGATCCAAACGAATCCGCGGCCATTACTGATGCTCGATATTCAGCAGTCAAAGCCGACTGTGCGAATCCCAAAATTGCAGAAGACTTGCTAAAAGTACAGCAACGACTGGATTGGTTGGTACTGTATACACAAAGCAAGGGTAGCAAAGATATCAACAAGATGCTGACTCCTGTGAAAGAAACACTGGACCCGCTGGTGCAACGAGCACAGCAAGGTGGCATGAGCCCTGCTTATTGCCAGCTAAAAATGAAGATTATCCGTGCTGAACTAGATGCAGTAGCACGTGGTACCAACGCAAGGAACATGCCATGACATTAGAACAACTAGCACAATGCGGTAAGCCCTGGGCACAAGAACGTGCGCAAGTGGCATTAGACATGCAAAAGATGTTTGCCAATGGTGAAATGTCTAAGGATGAGTTTGTGGAACTTACACAGGACTTGATTCGTGCAGATCAGCTGAACAAAGACGCAGATGATGTAGAAACCAAAGCCATGCTAGAAACTGCAATCAAGCAATTGGTATCCGTTGTAGGCGGAATGATTTGATAAATATCGGATAGGAGAAACGCTATGTTAGACATTTTATTATGGGTTGCTGTTGGTGCTTTTGTTGGTTGGAATTTTCCACAGCCATTTTGGGCAAAGGCCATACAAGAAAAAATTCAAGCCATGTTGGCTAAAAAGAGTTAAGGGGTAAACCGTGGAAGAACTAGTAATTGCACTCAAAAAAGCATTGGCAAACACATTTGCTTTCTATCTTAAAACGCACGGATTTCACTGGAATGTAACTGGTCCAGACTTCCATCAGTATCACACCATGCTTGGCAATATTTACGAAGAAGTATATGGTAGCATAGATCAGTTTGGTGAGGAAATCCGCGCACTGGGTGATTATGCGCCTGCCAGCTTTGCTCGCTTTGCCGCGCTGACTGACATTGAAGACGAACTCAAGATACCGCCAGCATTGACAATGATTGAGCGTTTGCTTGCTGACAACGAAAAAGTATTAGCGGTAATTGAAGCCGCATACAATGCCGCCGAAGCAAATCATGCGCACGGGTTGAGTAACTTCTTGGCCGAACGCCAGGACGCACATAAGAAACATGCGTGGATGTTATCAGCTACGCTAAAAAGATAAGGACATGACATGATCGAACTAGCAACACTACAGGCTTGCTTTCCACAAACCAAGCCTGATCGAGTAGAATATTTTCATGAAGGTATCTGCCAGACATTTGAAGTGTTTGAAATCAACACACCGCCACGTATGGCAGCATTTTTGGCTCAGTGTGGTCACGAAAGCGGCGGTCTACGTTTGACAGAAGAAAATCTCAACTACAAAGCAGATGCTCTCACAAGACTGTGGCCCAAGCGTTTTCCACCGGATGTGGCTGCTCGTTATGCTCGCAACCCAGAAATGATTGCCAACAGAGCTTACTGTGATAGAATGGGCAATGGACCAGAATCCAGCGGAGAGGGATGGGCCTATCGAGGTCGTGGCTTGATCCAATTGACCGGCAAAGCCAATTACACCGCTTGCTCAGATGCATTGGGTATTGACCTAGTGAGCGAGCCCGATCTGGTAGCACAAAATCCAGTTGCAGTATTGTCAGCCGGTTGGTTCTGGGACACTAATCGATTAAATGCACTAGCCGATGCTGAAGATATCTTGACAATGACCAAGAAGATCAACGGCGGCACAATTGGACTGGATGATCGCATCAAACATTTCGAACACATGAAGCACGTTCTGGGCGCATAACGGTACACAAACTCAAGAATCTCCTTGACAGACAGTTGTTGTTCTAGTATTATAACAACTATCAACAAGGAGATTTTTTATGCCCGCAAGAATGTTCTCGGCCGAAGAGAAGGCCAAACTCACTCGTATTATCAATGAAGGTATCCAAGTCACAACTGAGATGCAAACTCTCAAAGAAGGACTCAGCGAAACCGTAAAAGCCATTGCCGAAGAATTAGACATGAAGCCTTCTGTGCTACAGAAGGCTATTCGTATTGCACACAAGAGTTCACTCGGTGAAGAAAAGAACAAAATGACTGAAGTGGAAGAAGTACTTGAGGCCGTTGGCCGTACATTGTAATGAATGAAATCATTACTGACATTTTCCAATGGATAAAGGATGACTACAAGACAAACCGTACTAGGTTTGCTGTGGAAGTTGTTGCTTGGGCTATCAGTATTGGTTGTAGTATTACTATGGCCTTCACTGTTCCTAACCCTCCTTTGCTTGTTCTTTATCCTATCTGGATTACTGGTTGTGCTTTGTACGCTTGGGCTAGTTGGACTAGGGGTAGCTTTGGCATGCTTGCTAATTACATACTGCTCACTACTATTGACACTATTGGCCTCATCAGGATGATCGTACAATGAGTAGTTCGGATGTAAGGTTCATTGCGGCAATCGTAGTTCTCATGCTATTATTCTACGGTGAGCCAGATTTATTTGATGCAATGAGAGCGGCTCTCATGCGTTACTTCAACCATATCTAAGGAATAACAATTTGAGCTATGTTGACGCTTGGTACCAGAAAGAAAAAGATCTGGTTAGGGTAGTAGAACGCAAGGAAGGACGTCGCATCTATCGCGACTATCCAGCCAAGTATGTGTTCTACTATCCAGAAAAAGGTGGTGCGTTTACCAGCATGTATGGTGAACAGCTCACACGTGTACAAGTCAGCGGGCACAAGGCATTTGACAAAGAACGGCGCATACATGGACACAAGCGATTGCATGAAAGTGACTATCGCCCACTCAATCGCTGTTTGGAAGACAACTATCTAAACAGCGAAGATCCAAAACTACAAGTAGCGTTTTTCGATATTGAGGTTGCGTTCAACAAAGAACGCGGCTTTGCTGATCCAAGCGATCCTTTCAATCCTGTTACAGCTATTGCAGTATACCTGGATTGGAGCGACCGCTTGGTTAGTCTTGTGTGCAAGCCCGATAGTATGACCCGAGAACGTGCAGAAGAGATTGTTGGAAGGTTTGACGATACTTTGTTGTGCGACACAGAAGAAGAACTTTTAGAGAATTTTCTAACACTAATCGATGATGCAGATGTGATAAGTGGTTGGAACTCAGAAGGCTTCGACGTTCCATACACTGTGAATCGCATTTCAAGATTGATTGGCAAAGAGTACACACGCAAGTTTTGTCTTTGGGGACAACTGCCACAGCGCAGAGAGTTTGAGAAATATGGCCGCACACTGGAAACATTTGACTTTATTGGTCGAGTGCACCTAGACTATCTTGAGCTTTATCGCAAGTACAACTATCACGAGATGCATACCTATCGACTGGATGCTATTGGTGAATATGAACTGGGCGAAAAGAAAATCCAGTACGAAGGTACCCTGGATCAGTTGTACAACAACGACTTTGAAAAGTTCATTGCGTACAACAGGCAAGACGTCATGCTTCTTAAAAAGCTAGATGACAAGCTCAAGTTCATCGACCTGACCAATCTTATTGCTCACGCCAACACAGTAGGACTGCGTACTACACTAGGTGCGGTTGCTGTTACTGACCAAGCGGTTATTAACGAGTCTCACCGACGTGGCATGATTGTTGCTGACAGAGGTGGACGCACAGAAGATACTGCGGCTGCAGGTGCCTATGTTGCTTATCCCAAGAAAGGCCTCCACGAGTGGATTGGATCAATGGACTTGAACAGTCTGTATCCATCGGTTATTCGTGCACTTAACATGAGTCCAGAAAGCATTGTTGCACAGGTCAGGCAAGACTTGACCAAGCAGATGATTGCAGATGCGTTGGCAGAAGGTAAGACGCTGGCAGAAGCTTGGGAAGGTCGCTTTGGCTGTCCAGAGTATGAAGCCATCATGAATCGAGACATTGGTGTGTCACTTACACTTGACTGGGAGAATGGTACTAGCCAGCAACTGAGTGCCGCAGAGATTTACAATCTTGTGTTCCATAGTGGTGCGGCACTGATGCTTAGTGCCAACGGTACCATCTTCAACTATGAAAACAAAGGTGTTATTCCCGGACTACTAGAGCGTTGGTATGCCGAACGTAAAGAACTGCAAGCCAAAGCACGTGAAGCCAGCAAAGAAGAGTTTGACTTCTGGGACAAGCGACAGCTGGTCAAGAAGATTAACTTAAACTCTGCTTATGGTGCTTTGCTCAACGCAGGCAGTCGATTCTTTGATCAGCGGCTAGGGCAGTCAACTACGCTAACAGGGCGATGCATTGCCAAACACATGTCCAGCCAAGTGAACGCAATGATCACAGGCGAATACGATCACGTTGGTAAAGCAGTGATCTACGGTGACACCGACTCTGTTTACTTTAGTGCTTATCCAATCTTGCGAGAAGAGATTGACAGTGGCGCACTAGAGTGGAACAAAGAAAAGGTAATTGAACTCTATGATCATATTGCTGGAGAAGTCAACAGTACTTTTCCAACTTTCATGAGCGAAGCGTTCAACGCACCGGCCAGCCAGGGTTCGCTTATCAAAGCTGGTCGAGAGGTTGTGGCTACCAAAGGCATCTTTATTATCAAGAAGCGTTATGCTATTTTGGTCTATGACCAAGAAGGCAAGCGCAAGGACAAAGATGGCAGTCCGGGTGCACTCAAGGCAATGGGCCTGGATCTCAAGCGCAGTGATACTCCTGAATTCATGCAAAGGTTCTTGGAAGAGATCCTAATGAAGATGCTGACTGGAGAAACCAAAGAGCATATCTTTGAACGAGTGCGCAAGTTCCGTACTGAGTTCAAGAGCCGACCTGGTTGGGAAAAAGGCACACCCAAGCGTGTTAATAACCTAACGCATCACACAGCGGTATACGACAAGACTGGACAATGCAAGATTGGGCATGCGCTTGCCGCCATACAGTGGAACCGCATGCGCAAAGCATTTGGCGATGGATACAGCATGGAATGCTCGGATGGTATGAAGGTGATTGTTTGCAAGCTCAAGAACAATCCTTTGCAGATAAAGAGCATCGCATATCCAACAGATGAACTGCAACTGCCCGAATGGTTCAAGGTATTGCCGTTCAATGATAATGGAATGGAAGATGCCATCATTGACAAGAAACTGGATAACCTTATCGGCGTGTTGGATTGGGACATCAGTGAAACCAAGGGCGATAATGCTCAAAACTTTAACAGCCTTTTCGAGTGACAAGAGCACCAAGGTCTATTGACATAGGTCTAAGTATATCATATAATCTAATCAACAACTGGAGAACAACATGAAAGATTTCGTATTCGACGTTAGCAAGCACACCGCGGCCTTGGGCTTTTTCGAGAGTGCAAAGCTCGTTACAGATGACAAGACAACTGAGATTTTTTCTCAAGATGCCGCACACAACACCAATACCAATGTGGTGCTTAATGGCAAGATGCATAATCCTGTAACAGGACTAGATGGCGAAGTTGGCCTTAGCAATCTTGGCTTTCTTAAGGGCTTGTGCGACATGCACCGTGCAGAAGAAAGCGGCGTTACCGTTGGCAATATCAATAAGAATGGCAAGGACGAACGAGATCACTTTGTGTTCTCCGACAAGAGTGGTAACACTGACAAATATCGATTCATGCCTGAGCAGTTGGTATCTAGTTTCAAGACTCCGCGTTTCAAAGGTAGCAAATGGGACGTAACCTTTACTCCGCTGAAGGCCAAGATTAGCGAGATGGCACAACGTGCAGGACTGTATGCAGGCATGGAGCCATTGTTTACTGTCAAGACTGAAAACAAAAACTTGGTTGCTATCTTTGGTAGCGAAGGTTCTGGCAGTCACTCCGGCAAAATGGTTTTAGCCAGTGGAGTTGAAGGAACTGTCAAGGAAGGCACATACTATCCCATTGACAAGTTCCTTGCTGTTATGAAGTTGGCCGCTGACGAGAACTGTGTTGTAAACTTCTCTGCCAACGTGGCAATGATTTCCGCAGACTCCGGGCTTGGTACTTACAATTATATTTTCCCAGGATTGACCAAGTGAGTGTAAAAAAACTAACCCGCCAACTGATTGAAACGCTAGAAAAACTCGACAGCATCATTGATCAGCTTCGCGATGAAAATGTCCATGTTAGTTTTTTCCATCACAGAGGCAACTTTGGTTTGTATTCCGACACAGTGTCTGATCGTATTACATTAGGTAGTGTTGTAAAATCAGACGTACTATATGATACCAAAAGTAAGATTAACAACATAGAAGAAAACACTGATGACAACACAACCAAAGCCTAAGATAGACCTATGGGGTAAGAACGAAGACTATGCTGTCTTCTTGCCAAGTATTTCTGGCTTCTACAATACCATTGTAAGCAAGCAACAGAGTCAAGGCGATTATGTTCCGGCTGATAGACTGAACTCTGAGTTTGACACAGGTGTTGAAGGATTCAACTTCCTCAACAAAGAAGCGGCATACTTTCACTATCCCTGGGCATTGTATTCAGCAGGGCATGCACAGCTAGATACTGCCAAAAGCGACATTGAAGAAAGCATGGTACAAAAGCGAGATCGCAAGAAGACTTTTATCCTCGGCGACTCGGGTGGTTTCCAGATTGCCAAAGGTATCATCAAGTTTGACTGGGAGAATTTCCTAGAGAATCCAGGCGACACAGGCTACAAAGGCAATGCAGATAAAACACGCGGTGCTATCCTTAACTGGTTAGAGCACACAGCAGACTACTCAATGGTACTAGATATTCCTACCTGGGCGGCCCGTGAACCACTTACACAACGCACTGGTTTGACTACCTTCAAAGAGTGTTTGGATGGTACATTGCACAACAATGATTGGTTCATTCGCAATCGCCAAGGCAAGACCAAGTTCCTGAACGTGCTACAGGGTTCTGACAACGTAGAAGCAGAAACTTGGTACCAGGCTGTTAAGGATCTTCCATTTGAAGGTTGGGCCATGGGCGGTAACAACATGCGCGACGTTGAGCTGTTACTACGCAGACTCATTGTCATGCGTGACGAAAAGAAACTTGATCCAGGCAAAGACTTGATTCACTTCTTGGGTACATCAAGGCTTGAGTGGGCCATGATGCTGACTGCGGTACAACGCAACCTTCGCAAGCACGTGAATCCAGATGTCACTGTTACGTATGATTGTGCCAGCCCGTTCATTGCCACAGCACATGGACAAGTGTACACACAGCACGTTCATCGTAATAATCGTTTCAGCTACATCATGGACAAGGCAGTTGATAGTCGTAGCCTTGCAAACAGTAAGGTGCCGTGGCCTTGGTCCAGTCCAATTGGTGATCGCATGCGCATGGAAGATGTGTGTTGGTATGCGCCCGGCGATGTTAACAAACTGGGCAAGGAAACAAAGACATCATGGGATACGTTCAGCTACTTCTTAATGATGGCACATAATGTTTACCAACATATTGAATCCATACAACGTGCCAACAGTTTGACTGATACTGCATGCCATCTAAATAAACCTGACCCAGGTCTATGGCGCAAGGTCAAAGGTCAAGCCGATCAAATGAGCGATTGGGTTCCTCGCAATGTGATCTACATGGTTGAACTTGTGAATCGTGTGTTTGAATCCGAAAACCCAATGACCGAACTTGATCGTGCGCATGGCTTGCTTGCAGACTTCAGCGAGAAGAAGACACTCAAAACTGCCGCTGGCACATTTGGTGGCTTGTTTGAAATTGAAGATGCAACTGGCAGCGACAGCGATAGCGAAACATATGATGCTCGCGAAGATGACGTATTGGACAACCTCGAAGCTTCACTAAAGGTGTAACATGGAACGTGTATATGAAAACCCATCAGACAAGTCAGTTGATTTCTTTGTTGGAACCGAAGTAGAAAACACTCCTGCCAAAGGCAAGCTGACATTGTTTGTGGTTGGCATCCAACCAGCAGATAAGATCATTGCTGAAGCTAAAATACACAATATTGATCATGTGTATTTTGGTGCTAACATGAGCTTTCCAAAGTTGGATGTCAATGATGGAGCAGGATGGCGACCTTGGGAAGAGATGATCCGCGGTGTGCTGGGTGCTGGACTTTGGACCACGCTGGACATTGATGTTTCATGCGTAGAAGGATTACACGAATCAGGATTGACAGAGAACAACCGTTTCATTCCAATGATCTCTGTCAAGATTCCATATGTGGGCTTGCTTAACTACAATGCCACAATAAAGGTTGATGACAAAACCTTTAACGCAACCAACCCCGGTGTATGGTGTTGGAGTTTACACGATCTCATGTCAAGGGATCATTTCACTGACTGGTCTAAATACCAAAATGATAAGGTGCTATAAATGAGCGATCTAGAAAAACTACCCTTCTTAGAAGAACTTGCTAAAGAAACTTCTCGTACTAGTGTAAAAGGCACAACTGATCCCCAACAACGGATGATTGAGTTGTTAGAAGCTATTGACTGGAAGATGTGGATGCTGTATAATATGATTACCAAAGGTGAACTTGTTGTTGACCAAAAGGTAAAAACTTTAGAAACCGCAATCGACAAAAAGAAGTTGGAGAAGAAGTAAATGTCAACTACCAATATGATTTGGGTTACATTCCGTAAAGAAGGTATCCATTGCTATCCGGCAGCGGCTACTGATCCTAACCTTGCTACAGGAGACCAATTCGATGTTTCGTTTTTGGCTAGTCCTCACCGTCATATTTTCCATTTTCGCGTTTGGTTGGATGTTTTCCATAATGACCGAGATGTGGAGTTCATTCAATTCAAGCGGTGGCTTGAAGGGCTGTATTCTGGCCCACAAAGTATTTTGCAACTAGATCACAAGAGTTGCGAAATGATCTCAGACGATCTCTATGAAACCATTAAGGCTAGGTATCCTGGCCGCAGTGTGTGGATTGAGGTATCTGAGGATGGAGAAAACGGCAGCTTCAAGACTTATACTGCCTAAATTTAACCTAACATCAATAAAAGGTAAAACAAAGATGAGCTACGAAGATCGTCAGGTGAGCCGCGCTCGCATTCATATTAACGACATCAAGTACGACCTGCTGAAAATTGCAGAGCCGTGGGACGGTGTCATGTTCGAAGGCATTGAGCAGAGGCCAATGCATCTGTTTAGGTCCTATCTCAAGGACTTGGTAGATGCCAGACTGATCAATAGTTTTGATCTACCTGGCCATGAAGTCAAGGACACTAGCATCACCTATGATGTTGTGATCCAGATCACACGTGATCGTACGCCCAAGCGTATCAAGATCCACGTTGGACTCTACAAGAGCGCATGGCCCTTTAACAAGGAAGTCACTGCATGAGAAAGCTATACTACATGGGACTCGAGTCTTACGAGGCTCGATATACTCTACAATTAACAGAGTGGAACAAACGTGTATTTGATACACGTGGTCTAGATGTAGTATATGTTCCCGGTGATGTTATTGACAATACCAAAAGCATCAGTGTTGGACAGGTGTTAGACGCACACGGTCGTAGCTATTTTTCAATGAGCCAAATGATGCACCTTGTGCAAATGATGCGCAACGGTGAAGTCACTAGCGAAGACGTTATCTACTTTGAAGACATGTTCCAGCCTGGTATTGAGAGTCTTCCATATATCATGGATCAGATTCCAGCAGAACAACGCCCTCGGGTATTTGTTAGATGTCTTGCACAGGCCATTGACCCAGATGACTTTGTGCATGTATGGGGTATGGCAGGATGGATGAGTACCTATGAAAAGATGGTCAATCATTTTGTCACAGGTGTACTTGCTACTAATGAAGAAATGGTAGCACACATGCGCATTGCAGGATGGACTGCTCCAATCTACAATATCTCAGGCCTAGCATTTGGCAAAGAAGAAGTGTTAGAACGCATTGGCGGTGAGGAAAAGATCAAGGCATTCTGGTTACGCCAGAATCGCATTGGATTTGCCGCACGGTTTGACCAAGAGAAGCAACCGGGGTTCTTTATGGACTTAGCAGAATGGTGGTGGAATAATGTCAGTAGAGATCACGAGTTCGCTATTTTTTCAGGTGGCCCTTTGCGGAGTAATAATCCTGATTACGTGGCTCGTGCCAGAGAGATGGATAGACTAGGTAAACTAAAAATCTACGAGAATCTCAAGAAGAATGACTACTATGCATTGCTAAATGATACTCGTGTGTTGTTTAACTGCGCACTACAAGATTGGGTTTCAAACACAGTAAGCGAAGCCGATACATTAGGTTGCAATGTTCTGTATCCTGCTTATCGTAGCTTCCCTGAGACATTTGCCAATGATCCAGAACGTATGTACGTTCCATGGAGTATGGAAGATGCCGCCAACAAACTGAAACCTTTGATGTCTGATTTACATCGCAACAACGGTCTTATCAGTGACTGGAACAACGGTACTATTGGTCGTATTGTTGATATCCTTGAGGGCAAAGGTGAACAATGGAACCGTGCTGGTAATCGTTATCGTGACAATGTAGCCGGAGCCAAATATGAACTTAGAAAAGCCAACAAGTAAGAAAACTGTAATAGTCACCGGCGCCGGTGGTTATATTGGCGCCCATACATGCCTAGCGTTGAAAGACGCTGGGTATGAAGTTGTAGGCATTGACAGGAATTTCAATACTGCGGCATGGACTGTAAACTTCTGTGATGTAGCGATACAAGCAGACTTTAGCGAGTTACAGATTGCCGATACGCCACTTGCCAATGCAGTTGGTGTGATACACATTGCTGGAACCAGCTTGGTTGGCCCCAGTGTCACTGATCCTGCTGTTTACTATGCCAACAATGTCGGTGCCACTGCCAAACTTATTCGCAGACTTGCAGATGCCAACTTCAAAGGCAAGTTCATCTTTTCTAGTTCGGCAGCAGTGTACGGAGAACCTGTTGTTGAATCCATTGATGAAGGCCAACCTATTGCTCCTATTAGTCCCTACGGTCAGAGCAAGGCCATGGCAGAAAAAGTAATCAGAGATTCTGCACATGCATATGGCTTCCAGGCGGCTTGTTTGAGATATTTCAATGCATGCGGTGCTGATCTAAGTCGTAGACATGGGCAAGTTAAAGGAGCCACACATCTGATTGCTCGTATATGCGAAAATGCATTGTCTAATAAAGAATTAACTATCAATGGCAATGACTATCCAACCAAGAGCGGCACATGCGTTCGTGATTACTTGCATGTCACAGACATTGCAGAGGCGCATGTCAAAGCACTAGAAGGTCTGAACAAAACGTATGATGCATACAATCTTGGTACCGGACTTGGATGGAGCATTGCTGAAATTGTTGAGCACTTCAATGCCATCGTGCCAAGCTCTATCAAGGTTGTATACGGCGCAAGGCGAGAAGGTGATCCTGCTATACTGGTTGCCAATGGTAGAAAATTTCAAAATGAATTTGGCTGGTACCCTAGCAACTCCAGGATTGACGGTATCATTGCTACTGCATGGGCATGGTATAACTCAGACCGATATCGAGGAGCAGTATGAAAGTGGGATTCACATGCTCAACCTTTGATCTACTGCATGCCGGTCACGTGGCCATGCTGAAAGAAGCCAAAGGACAATGCGATCACCTGATCGTAGGATTACAAAATGATCCAACCTTTGACCGAGCAAATAAAAACAAGCCAATACAAAGTATTGTAGAACGCCAATTGCAACTGGAAGGTTGTAAATTTGTTAACGAAATATGGGTGTATAATACTGAAAAAGATCTTGAAGATCTACTGCTAACTTTACCCATTGATATTCGCATACTTGGTGTTGAGTACATGGAAAAAGACTTTACTGGTCGTGCCATATGCGAGAAGCGAGGCATTGAACTTTACTTCAATGGTAGAGATCATAGTTTTAGTTCCAGCGAACTAAGACAACGTGTGTACGAAGCAGAGAAAGCAAAGTTGGAACAATGAAAGTTGAACCAATCAACCCCATAACAAGGACAACGTTCATGACACGTAATCAAAATCGCAATGACTGGAATCAACAAAAAACCAAAGTCAAAGTGATCAACGAAGACACTGGCATCACAGTTGATGCAGATGTATTAAGTCGAACTAACGATCGTCTAGTGCTTGCCATAAACACAGTCAAGGTGACATTGGCCAAAAATGACAGCGGCATGTATGTTGGCAAGATGCTTGGCATGTCACTCAAAAGCGATGGTTAAATTGACCATTGACCTAAATAATCTCATCTGCTATACTAGCAGTTAATTGGAGTAAACTACAATGACGGATAAAAAAGAAACAGCCTTGGACGCAATGGCAGGTGACGGCGGATATTCAGAAGCATATCTAGGCGATCATATTCGCTTTAAGATGCAACGTGAAGGAAAACGCTTTTGGGCAGGCGACAACATTAGTGATTATCTACACGAAGGAGATATAGAAAAGCTAATTGACGAAGCAACTCCGGCATTTGAACAAGTATTAGATGCGTTGCTGATCGATCGTGAAAACGACCCGAACTCCAAAGGTACTGCAAGACGACTTGCCAAGATGTACTTTAATGAAATTATGGCAGGCAGGTATGAACCAGGACCAGACGCAACAGCATTTCCAAACGACTCGGATGACCGTTACGAAGGTATGTTGGTTGTTCGCAGTGAGCTTCGCAGTATGTGTAGCCATCATCACCAACCCGTTAGTGGCGTTGCTTATATTGGTATTATTGCGGCTCAGAAACTCATCGGACTTAGCAAGTATACAAGAATCGCTCAGTGGTGTGCCCGTCGAGGTACTCTCCAGGAGGAACTTTGCAATGACATTGCTAGGGAAATCCAAAAAGCCACAGATGCTAAAGACATAGGTGTTTATATTCAAGCTACACATGGATGCTGTGAGAATCGTGGCATTATGGCACACTCGAGTCTGACACAGACCACTGTGCTCAAAGGTTCTTTCAAAGACGATCCAGGTACAAAGAAAGAGTTCTTTGACAATATCAAAATGCAACAAGAATTTGCGCCAAGATAATATGGCCAAGAAGAAAGCTACTTTTTCGGAACTAGTTGAGTCTGCTGTTTCGGAACAGGATTTGATTGATGCCTTAGACGAACTAAAGGCTGAATTTGAGGAGATG